TCGGTGGAGCTGCATGACAAAGTCATCGGGCATTATCTGAACATAAAACACTATCAATAAGTTGGAGTCATTACCGGAAATGTGAACCATGGACATCAACGCGTCATAAATGTTTACGCAAGTGCACAATGCACCCTTTCCACTATCAACAAGGAGGAGCAGAAACTGTGTAAATCGTACAATGGTAAGACTTATCAAAAATACAGGTTAATTTTGGTATTTAAACCTTTTTTACTTGTTAGTATGATACAAAGGCTTTCAAAAAAGCTGGGAAATTCAACAACTCTTGGAAATTATGGACTTTGTCCCGCGGCTTTAATCTGACGGCCGCGTTCCTTTTTTGGCTCAAATATTGACCCCTTCTCTACGCAACTTCAGTTCCCACCACCAACTTTACAGCAGTTTCATAGGATGAATGTCTAAAAGAAGAATGGTGACCGATAAGAAAACGACTGAATAACTGCACATATTCGCTCGAAACTTTCCTGTCAGATCCATAGCGAATCAAGTGCTGAATGTCACAGTATCGAACAGAAAACAGTGACGATCTAACCCTTCAAGAATATTCTACGATTGTTCT